GACGATTGACTAAAAACAACCGTCCCAACACTCCCCGAAGCCAAAACCCCGCTTAAGGCAACAATCCGATCAGGCGAAGCCGTCCCTACGGCTCCTGTTGCTACATCCCCCGTTAATCCAAGAGTGTCGCCCCAGCCGTTGTCGCCCCAAGCATTATTGCCCCAGCCAAGAGCCATGAACTACCTCTTAGGTGGTAGCCAAGCGCAACAAAGCGGTTGATGTGGTGTTTGAAGGCATTGTCAAAGTGAAAGTGCCAGCCGTGATGGTTTGCGAACCAAACGTGTGGACACTTATAGCTTTGTTTGTTTGCGTTGAGTTGTACAACAACACGGTGTCAAACGCCGTTGCCAAAGTCACTGTGGTATAGGTAATTGAAGCTGAAGGAGTCCAGTACGCCACACCTGCCGTTGCAGAACTGTTAGTGGAAGTCGGAGCCGTTGCATTAGTTACCGTTACGCCGCCAGCAGTGTAGTTAGTACCAGACACCTCTCCAGTCACCGTGTAAACAGTGGTAGCCGCATTGATGGTTGCAGATGTAAGGTACAGAGCCGCTTTAACTGTATCTGTGGTGGGCGATGTCAAACTGCCACGAGACACAATGGTTGAAGTGCCAAGTTGATGTTGACCAAGCATAAGCTCGCCCATAAAAGAAGTACACATTGATTGGGTATTTGCCATGATGTTTCCTTTAGCTTAGAGGTTGTGTTTCGCCACCAATAGGTGGCATTTTCTTGAGGGTTACATGGGCAGAACGGTGAACAAGCTCACCATCCAGCCAATACTCAACCCATGTGGTTAATTCATTGTCGTTGTCCACAGTACCCTCTTGCTTTTCCAGCAAAGAGTCATCCATTTCGCCTTTTGTTGTTGTGACGATTGCCATTATGAAATCCTTATGATTGCAGAGGTGCTTGAGGCCGTTGGGAATTGGACGGTGAACGTACTGGCAACAGTTGATTTGTCGCTACCAAAGTCAAGAATTGCCACAGCGTTTTTGCCAGCCAAAGTGTTGTTGTAGATCAATGCGCCACGGGCGGTTATTGTTGATACCGTCCATGTTGCATTTGAGAAAGAAATATAAGCTGTTGTGCCGCTTGATGTTGGTACTGTAGAAATTGAAAGCGTTGCTCCACCTGCGGTGTATCCAGTACCAACAACTTCATTTGTTGCGCTATATGCGGTAGTTGTTGCATCCAGCGTTGCAGAAGATGTGTACAGAGCAATCTTAAAGGTGTTTGGGCCACCACTCAGCGCACTAAAGTTTTGCTGGGCGCTCAAAATATCTACTTTAAAGCTGGTTGGAATGCATTGTGTGATTGCCATAATGTTCTTCTTTAATTAACAGGAATACTTATTTGACCATTGCGGTATGCATCTCTACGATCCATTCCATCACCCAAACGCTTGAGTTGCGACAACGCTTCATCGTAACGCTTTTGGTATTGAGCAATAACATCTGCCTCACCCTTCATAAAGGTGTAGGCTTCTAAAAGAGAACCATACAAAAGAACGGTTTCAAAGTTATCGCCAAGCCACGATGTTGAAGAAACGGTAATTGATGTTGGATAAGCAAAATAATGAAGCTCAACTGAATAATTTGCATCTGGTGTTGGGCCAACAATCAATGAAACAACTAATGGGTAAGTTGAATTTGTACCAAATAATGCGTAATACTCAGGCTCCCCACCATATGTTGGGTCAGGATAAGTCTCACGAATAAAACTCACATCCTTGTCCAGCAAATAGGCTTGAGGGCTTGATATACCAAGAGCAGGAGTTGTGTAAACAGACAATGAATAAACAGCCAAAAAATCATTAGGGAGGCTTAGGTATTTATTACCAGAAGTCAGCGACCCTGCAACATTCTTTTTAAACTGAGGCATTTGCACCGTGTTATAGATGCGAATCTCTGCGTTCTTAATGAATGTGTTTATTTGAACAGTCGAAGTCATATCTTGAGAAGACGGAAAAGAGTTCTCCGTGTATCCCTTGATAGCTGTGACCAACTCACTGTACGTCATGGACTATTCCTTACGCCATTGGCCCACGAGCCATGCGACCTTTGGTTGCCGCACCGCTACCACGGACTTCAATGCCGCTGGTTTTAATGTCATCAGCATTGGGGTTGCCCAAGCTCACACGCATTGCTGAAGTGCGAGTGCTTACCTTGTCTGCTGACAATGTGTTGGGGTCAGTTGCTTTGTTTCGTGAGCCTTCCAGCTCATTCACAGTCAAACCTTTGCCCTTCATGGTGTGAGGAGGCGCATACACAGCGGCATCACCAACTTCTTTACCCATCATTTTTTTGCTGTATCCCATATTAGCCTCCACGACCAGAACGCTTCTGGTTCATTGCACGAGCCATATTGCGACCCACAGCTTTCATGGCTTCGCCAGTAACGCCGTGCTTGGCTTTACCACCCATCATTGTTGGAACCTTTGGGCCGTCAATCCCAATTTGTTTACCGACTGTTTTGCCTTTTTTGGCAACGCCATCAAATCCTGCCATGATGTTTCTCCTTATACCTGTACTGTAACGCTGTTTAAACTAACTGTGGCAATCAAATTATTGGGGGTTAACCCATCATCATTTGCCCTAGCCCCACCAACAGGGTTCCACCCCCATTGAAATACCCTACTTCCACCGTCAGGACTGCCGCTTGCAAGTTGTTCCGTTCCGTTACCGGGGATGACTTGCAGACCGTTTAAACCTGACGAGTAGTAGCTCAGGTCTGGCCTTGGATTACGAATTCCTTGTGGATCATTCACTGGATACATACCCAATTGCAATTGAGGCTGGTCAGGCTCCCAACATTCTGGGCAAACCAAGATGTTTGTTAGCTTGGTCTTGATCGTCAGTTTCTTCAACTGTTTCAGCATATACCTTTGACCACAGCGGTCACATTCCGCTATGGCATATTTGCCAGAAGCAAAACGATTAGGCATAAGTCAGATTCCTTGGTACATACCTGTCAGGAGCCTTGTCTCGGTCTTCGGTTGAGGCAAGCGTCCATTGCTCTTCATATTCGTTTTTCAAAAAATCACGAACATTCATGGCTTGAGGAATTTTTTGCGACAGGTAAAAAGCCAAACCTGCCACCATGCAGGGTATGAATCTAAATGGAATGTCTTGGTAAACCTGACCAGAAGTACCAGAATCTTGGATGCGTCTAAGGCGGTAATACACAAAAAGATACGGCCCACCGCCATCGCCTGTTGGGTAGACATTAATGCTTGGCAAGTTTTGAGCTGTCAAAATTGCGGCGGTAAGGTGAGATGCCGCAGTTGTGCCATTTTGTCCACGAGCGCAGTTGATCAGTTGATTTCCACTTATTGACTGGTAATAGATGGTTTCATTGTCAACCAACACAAAACCATTGGTCGCAAGCTCGGAAATATTGGTTACCGTTATCGTGGTATCAGTTGCTGTGATTGCCCCGTTTAAAGCGGCTGTGGTGACGTTAGATTGGCCTGATTGACGGTTAATCCACAACTGAATAGGGCGACCCTGAGCAAGCTTGTTTGGGATCGTCATGTAAGTGGGTTCACTGATCCTGCTGATGTTGATGTCAGTTTGCTGTGGCGTTCCGTTTCCAGTACGAGTGACGGTATCCAAAAGATCAATTGTGTCCACAGGAATGGGGTAGCAAGCTTGCCCAGTAACAATGGGTATAACGCCTTGTTCAATTGTCCAAAGGTTAATGCCACGGTTTGCCCATTCAATGGTCATAATATTTAGCGAACGGCGAGCAGTCCTCATGTCATAACCAGTCTTCATCTCCTGACCGCAACGCTCATACGCCTCTTCAATTAAATTGACAAGGTCAAGATTAAATGAGGTTGTTCCACTGGTTGTTGACATTATCTAAACCCTGCTGTTTTCTTTGCAATGCTTTTGGGTTGTGCTACAAATTGTTTTCCTGCCGCCTTGCCTTTGCGTTTTGCTTTGGTTGTAGCGGCATATTCGGAAGAAGACAAAGATTTGATGGCGGCTTCAGGTAGGTATCTTTCGCCTGTTTTTGACGAAGGCTTTCCCGACTTAGTGCGCCATTTCTGATCGCTCCAGTTTTTAAGGGAAGTCTGTGGCGCTTTCAATCTTTGTAACCTCCGCCCTTTTCTTTGTATCTCTTTGCAAGCAACTGTGCTTTTCTTGCTGACCACTGCCCTGCCGCCGTACCCTGCACCGCAGAAGCCTTTATGGAATTAAACAAAGATTTCCGCATACTGGGCTTGGTGTAGTTGCCAGCCTCATTTACGCTTCCGCCCTCTTCAAATCTCTTGCTATACATTACACCGCCGCCAGTGATTTTGCCTTTAAATTCACCATCTTTTCTATGATGAAAAAATCTATTATGTTCCATTATTTTAATTAAATATTTTATATAAGAATGATTTTATATTATCAATCTTATTATTGTCTGGTATGTTATAGTCTATAAACCAAGGTTGTTTTAACATTTCTAAGTATTTATTATCATCTTTATCTAATTCAATGATATAGTCAATCATATCTTTCTCAGAATTAAAATCATAAAAATTAACAAATGATTTACTATTAAATTCTTCATTTATTTTTGATCCTCCTTTATAAATAGGAATTGAACTTACACT